TCCAGGTCGCCGTCGGGGTCGTCGATGCTGATCGCGGTCCCAGGCAGCTGCTCGAGCTCGTCCAAGGAGACCTCCTCGCCGGCGCGCTGGGTCGCCACGTAGGCAAGCGCCACCGGGAACATGATGCTCTGCATCCCTTCATCCCAGCGTGCGGCCGGCACTCCGGTCACGCGCTCGATCGTTGCGAGCTCCTTGTAGGAAAGCTGCTCGAACTGGGGAACCGGGTAGCGCCTCTCGCCGTCAGGTCGGGAGATGATGAGCTCTGCCACTTCTGTCCTTTCAGTTGAGTCCGACGTCGCGCAGGAATCGCTCCATGAACACGACGAACTTCGTTTCGATGATCGGCTGCGTCTTGACAAACGCCGGATACAGCACGGCATTTGGTCCGTACTCACCGAATTCGCCCTGTGCGCGGCCGCCGTTGGCAAGGCGTGCACCGATCGTTGAGCGGCGCTTGATCTCAGTCATGCCGCCGCCAGGCAGCAGCTGCACATCGCGTCCGCCGTACTCGTAGACCGCCGGATACCGATACCTGCCGCTCTTCTTGCCCGTCCGCGTGGCACGCGACTGCACATAGACCGCGTTCATCACCACCGATGGCTGGATCTGCTTCGCCATCTTTCCGGTGGACTTGGTGACGAAACGACGCTTCGCAATGTTGCGGGCCTCGTTGGCGGTGATCTCGCCGAGCTCCTTGAGGGCCGGCTGCAAGAGGTTCTTGCGAATGGTGTCTGCGGACCCGGGACCGATGACCTTGTTCAGATCACGCTGCAGCGCAGCCAGACCCTCGACCTGCAGGGTCTGGCTGACGCCGCTGCCTGTGAGGCGGCTCACTGCTAGATCGAGGTCGTGTCGGTGGTCTGCGTGACGATGGTGATCGGCTGATCGGCCCCGTCATTGAGCGCCTTGAACGGCAGCTCGACGCTGATGACGTCGGGTCCGCCCACCGCTGGCGTGGCTCCGTCGAAGCGCACGCTGTCGAGGGTGACCTCGACGTAGGGGAAGAAGGTGCTCTCGATGGCCGTGGCTGCCGTCCACCTGGCGACGACCGTGGCGAGCGTTCCGTTGACGAAGCGGTTGTAGTTGGTCAGCCCGTCGAACTCGACCGTCATCGTGCCGGTGATCTCGGTCATGCCCGCGATGATCGGCTCACTCATCGTGGCCGCGCCCAGGAAGTACCTGTCGCTCTTGTGGTTGTTTGCCACCGTCACCGAGATGTCGGTCACCACGCCAACCGAGCTGCCGCCGATCGTGATGGCACCCTGCGTCCAGTTGAACAGCTGCACGCTCGACGGGTAGCTCGCCGCGGCGAGCGACTGCGAGGTGGTCTCGTTCTGACCGACGATCTCGCACTCGACCACCAGGAACTCATCAACCGAGTTGCTGAGCGTGAGCTGATCGACCTTGCAGCCGGTGTAGCTGAATGGCTGAACCACACCCGTGCTCGAGGCATCGGGGCGGCCGACCTGAATCGTCAGACCCTGTCCGTAGGGGTCGCCCAGCACGTGAGTGTGCAGGCGGCTGTTGGTCCCGCCAGAGGGCGTAGTGATCGTCGACGATCCGAGGGCGTTCTTGAGCCACAGGCCGAGGCCCTTGCTCGGTGCCTCGAAGCTGATCGTGCCCTCGATGCGCCGCTGACCAGCTGCCCAGCGATCGGTGCGCAGGACGCGGTTGTTGGCGCGCAGGCCGGCCGACTCGATCCTCTCGATCGACAGGGCCAGCGACTCGTCGGTGAATTCGATGAAGGACGTGGGGGCCTTGTAGGTGCCCCAGGTGTCCTCCGCGACCGCCCCGAGCTGGGCGGCGATTGCGCTGCGGATAGCCATTGGCTACTCCTCCTCGGCCTTCGCGGCCTTCTTCGGGGCTGCCTTCTTGGGCTCGTCCCAGGTGTCTTGCACGAGCAGCCCCTTGGCAAGCTGCTCGGGAACGTCAACCGACTCACCACGGCGCACGGTGATGACGTGCCCGTTGGCGAGTGGCACATCGACCGCGGAGTGCGGTCCCACGTACTCGACCTTCACGGTTACCTCCTAGATGCGCGCTTCCACGCGCACGCCGATGGTGAGGAGCGCCGAGCGCGTCGTGTCAGATGCGCCGACCTCCAACTGCACGGACGACACCGACGCCACGCGCACGGTGTTGTCCATCGTCGGAGAGCTGCTGGTCTCACGCAGCTCATCCTCGAGCTGCTGCATCAGCTCGTAGGCCCGCTCGACAGCGGGCTGGGTCTGCTGGCCCTCGCGGATCACGAGGATCAACACCTCGACGGTGTAGACCTCGTCCTTGGCCAGGCGTCCGAGGCTCGCCCAGGCCTGATCGCCCGAGAGGCCGAGGATGTTCACACTCTCGCGCCCGGGGTCAGGCAGCGCCGGCCCGTAGTTGACGCGCACGCCGGTGAGGCCCGTGCGTGAGCTCAGGCCATCGTGCAAGGCGTTCATAAACGCCGGCGCGGTGCTGGTTGCCATCAGTAGGCCCCTGCCGTGCGCCGGAAGGGCGCGAGAAGGCGACGCGAGGCCGCGGGAATGGCATGGGTTGCAGGGCCCTCGGGGGCGATGCTCTGCGGCTCGTCGATCCCGGCGATCGCCAGCTCGGTCAGATCGCGCCTGAGCGCCGACTGCACCGCGATCACGCACGCACGCTTGACGTCCTCCGGCACCGTGGCAAATCCCCATGCGCCATTGATGCTCACAAGCGTGTATCCGTAGTCCTGGGCAGTCTGTGAGGTGTGCAGGCTCGTGACGCGACTGCTGAACCTCACCCCCTCGTAGGTGCCCTGCTGGATCACGACCGGCATTAGCTGGTAGTCCGTGGTCGCAGTCAGCGCAGTGCCGCCGCCAGATGCCTCGGGATTGACGCTGAGAGAGGTGACGCTTCGCAGGTCATACGGCGCGAGGTCGAGGTACAGGCTGCCGGCGGGAACCGTGAAGCGCCTGGTGGCGCTGGCTGCGGGAGCGAACTCGCGGTCGTACTCGCGGATGATCGCTCGTGACAGGTCGCTTATGAGCGACTCGATCAGTGCGTCCCTGGTCGTGTCGGCTGTCGGGAGCTCAAGTGCCTGTCGCACGTCGGCGAGAGTGCACAGGTCCCAGGCGGCGGCGGCCATCTGCTACCTCGTCTCGCTCTTCTTGGCGCGCGGGCGGCTCTCGGCGCGCTTGGCAGGGCCCTTCGCGTCGTGGCCGACCTTGCGCAGCTCGGCGTTGATCTGGTTCACGCGATCGGTCTCGTTCCACCGCTCGCAGTAGGCACGCTCCTCGAGCAGCGCCTTGATGTAGCCGGCCTTTTGGTCGTCGTTCACGTTGTCTCCTGGTCTCAGGAACGCGACGGGCCCGCCGCCTCGGATGAGGTGACGGGCCCGCACGCGGTCAGATCAGTCGGACTACAGGGTCTCGTTGAGGCCCGTGCCGGTGATCTTGCAGATGGCCTCCGGGTAACGGCCGCTCAGGAACGCGGAGAAGCCGTAGTAGGAGAGACGCACCGTGAGGGTGCCCGAGCCGACCGACTCGTGCACCTTGAAGCGCGGCTGACCCTCCATGACGCGGAGCGCCGGGGCGTTGATGACGAGGATCGCGTCCTCGTCGGTGCCCGAGCCGAGCGTGGTCGGAACGTTGGCGTCCACGACCACAGGCAGGCCGGCGATGGTTCCCACCAGACCCGAGTCCTGCTCGCCGGCGGACATCATGAGGCCGCCCTGCTGGAAGATCGGGTTCGACGTGCTCTGGCCAGCGGCCAGGAACGCAGCGCGACGCGGGTGCATCACGATGTGAGTCGGAGCCTGGAAGTAGGCACCGGTCACGGTGGAGATCGCCTTGTAGATCGGCGAGAGGAAGTCAGCGGCGGTCGGCGTCGCGCTGGTGAAGGTCACCGAGCCGATCGACGAGACGTTCAGCAGGCCGGTGTGCTCCGACGAGGCCGAAGCGCCGTTGATGAGCTGGCGGTCGAACTCGGTCGTGTAGGCACGGGCGAGGTCATCCGCGATGACCAGGTCGATACCCGGCTGCGAACGCTCGAACAGCTGCACCGACACATCCGACTGGCCGGCGATCGTCCGCACGCTGGTGTTCAGCTGCGAGGACACGAAGTCCGTCTCGCTGACAGAGCCGTTCTCGGTCTGCACGGCCACCGAGGTGCCAGTGGTCACGCGCGGCACCGAGATGGTCATGCCGACGTCGGGAAGCGG